ACGCCTTCTCCACGGTGCTGCCATTGGGCAATGTGATCGTTGCACCCTTGGCTGCGGTCAGGTTGAACGTGCCGGTGCCGGCCTGCTGTGCTAGGGCTTCGGTGCCGTAGACGGACTTGAAAAGGTCATCCGATAGCGCAACCACATTCAGCTGCGTCGGGTCAGTCGTCACCACCGACTGCGCAAACTGCGGGCTGATCTCGACGGTGTTGACGATGTTGCGGCTGCCGGCCGGTAACGCCTTCCGCAGCTGCTCAGTCACAAACTCAGATTGGAGCTGCGCGAGGCCTTGCAGTTCGATCGCGGTCAGCTCAGTGCTGTCGCCTGCCCATGTCCCGAGGCTTTCCTTCAGCTGCGCCAAGATGCCGCGAAGCCGTGCAGCTTTCACCGGTGCCGACAACTCGTCAATGGTGCGGAGCTGGTTCACCGCATCAATGATGATGTCGTTGTAGGCATTGATGACTCGCCTGCCAACGCTGTTGCTGTAGCGGTTCAGGTCGATCGCGTTGCGGTACAGGCTGCTAGGAGTGCTCATGGCTCGATGCCAAGGTCCTGCGGGTTGTACGCCGATTGGATGCTGATGTTGGCGCCGCCGATCAGTCCGGTGCTCACGATCTCATCGAAGGCGTCATACCCGCGTTGACCGTCTTCCATCAGGATCACTTCATCAACGCCGTCTGCCTTGTCGCCCTTGTACCAAGTTGTCCTGATGATTGCCAGGATTTCATCGGGCAGGTTGGTGATCGTGTAATCGACCGTCTGGCCACGGTGGTTGGGCTTGGCCATGAGTGCAAGCCTAAGCAGCAGCTTGGCTGTCCATTGTCTCAAGGCCACCATTCGACGTTGCATCTAGCTCCTCCTCAACGTTGAAGTCATCCCCCAGGATCTCGCCATCAGCCAGCTGCTGGAGCAGGGTCTCTTGGGTGATGGTCCCGGCAGTGTAAAGAGCCAAGAGTGACTGGATCTCCTGCGGTTCGAGCCTGCTGCCGACGAAGTCACGATTCACCAGGCAACTGCCAGCGGCTTCATTCTGCCCGAGGAACTGCGCGTGGAATTGCAGGCAGTTGTCGATCATGTCCTGCACGTTCTGCGCAATCACCATCATGGTGCTGTCGCCTTGACTGCGGTCGATCCGCTTCGCCTCAGCGGTTTCGGCGCTCAGCTTTTGGCCCAGCACTGCCGACAGGCCCAACTCGTTGATCTGCGCGGCCAGTTGCTCCAGCCTGCGGAACTGGTAGTCGAAACTGCGGCCTTGCGGTTCGATGTACTCGGCGCGGCCTTCGGCAGGGAATGCGATCGCTTCGCCAGGCCCTGCTGATACTTCTTCCGCTGCTGACGGGAATCCGAAGAATGCCAGCATCGGCACTGCGGAAATGTGGAGCTGGTTGTCGAGGTCGCTCTGCACCTGATAGGTCTTCAGGTTCAGCTCGGCGATGTCCTCCATCGGCGGCCGGGACTCCATGAAGCCGTGACGGTTGCCGTAGGCGACGCTGAACGGGATCACGTCAAGACTTGTGGTGCCTTCATCCGTGACCTTGAACTCGCCATCATCCTGCCGCTGATGGATCTGGAATTGCCCTGGCGTCAGCACCCGCACCTGCTCGATCGCCTTCTCGCCATACAGGCCATCTGGCACGACGACGGATTCCATCAGCCGCAGCTGAACCAGCTGCTGCGCTCCATCGCGCTGCTCAGTACGCCAGCCAAGGATCTGCCGTGGCGTGTAGGTGCACCAGTACGGGCGACCGCCATCGGACGGAGCATCAACCAACGTGCCGACGTGGCCGTAACGGATCAGCTTCCGTGCGGTTTCGTAGGTCCAGACATTCAGGTCATTGCCTTGCAGGTCAACATCAAACAGCTGCTCGCGGATTGTGTCGCTGGTGTCAGTGAGCCTGACGGGCTTGCGCGTCAGCATCCCAGCCAGCATCCGCTCCAGCCGCTGGTAATACGGCGGCACCACACTGCGGGCCAGACGGTTGTCATAACTTTCATCCAATTCTCTCGGCTCTTGAAATAAATACCTGCGATGCTTCCGCCGCATCCCGTAGGTGCCTTGCATCAGGTCTTCGATCAGGATCCAATGCGGCTCCTGCGCATACCATGCGGAGTTTGGATCCTGAACGCTGGTAACCTTGCGCTCTGCCGGATTGCGATCGTAGAAGGAGTAGCCGGTGTACATGCTTAATACAGGCGGATTCCCGTGCTCCGGCCTGCGCCGGCATGTAGCGGGTTGAACTCACGCCACACGAGATAGCCTAACGCGTCGTTCATGTGATCATGCCCGGCATCCTTGTCAGGATCGCCCTTCTCGCTGTAGCACTGCAACTCCAAGCATTCGATCATCCGGCGGCAGGCGCTGGCGACCTTCAATCGCACCTCGCCCTTGCCGTTCTCCAATAGCGCCTGCACTGCTGCGACACGATCACGCACTGGCGGGTTGGCCTTGGGTGATTGGTTGCTGATGCCGTAGGACTCCAGGATCTGAATGTCGGTCTGGCTTGCATTGGTGCTGCGGTTGCCGCCGCTTGCATCTGGGTATCCGTAGATGCGATGGTCTGGGTATCGCCTGCGGATCTCAGCGCCGAGTGCATCCGTGTCATGGGCGCCGCTGATCTCGTCGATGATCACCAGGCCCTTGCCGCTGCGGACGCCGATGACCGCCGACATATTGCCCACGTTGAAGTCAACGCCAACCCTCAGCGGTTCGCGGCTGATGTCCGGCAGCTCGGTGATCACATGCTTGGCGCGATCGAATCGGTCGTACACCGTGCCAGTGGTGAGGTTGATGAACTCACCATCCAGGTAGGCGCGTAGCAGATTCGGGTCGTAGTTGGCCTGCAGCCGTTCGATGAAGTCCGCAGGCAGGTATGGGTTGTCCTGCGTCCGCATCTTGATCAACCGGCGATCGGTGCGGCCTTGTGCATCCTCGCTAGCGAAGGTGTTGAACATCCATCGAAAGCCCTCAGGTGTTGATGCTGCGCCAAACTGCCGGATGTTGCCCGACCGCAGACGACCAAGGATCTTCGGGAATGCTCGGCTGGCGATGCTTGGCGTCACGGTGTCGATTTCATCCGCCAGCACCCAAGCAAGGTTCAAACCGATGATCCGCGTCCAGTTTTCAAAGCTGCGACATAGGATCTTGGTATCACCGCTAGGCAGGTGCAGCACATACTCCGGCAGCGGTGAGGCGCGGAAGGTGTAGGGGATCCCGTAGGACTCCAGGAAGTCATCAAAGTCGTTCTGCCAGATGTCCCGGATCAGCGGCCCGGTCGGCTCCATCACGGCACCGATAAATCCTTGATTGGCCGCGGCCAAATGCACAGCCTTGGCGCACAATGCTCGGGTCTTGCCAGCGCCATACCCTGCCGACACTCCGAGAATTTCGGTGGTCTGATCCTCGACGAACGCAAGCTGGCCAGGATGTAGGTCGTTGCGGATGGCAATCAGCTGCTCATCAAATCGCACCTCACTAGCGCCATTGCGCTCCAGTTCAAGCGTTGCAAGCCGTGCAACGATCGGATCAAGCGTTCGCATTGTGGCCAGTCTTTGCGCTGATTCTTAGCAGCAGATCACGCTCCTGATCAGGCGGCAATCCAGCATCAATGATGGCCTGCACTGCCATCTCGATACCTTCCTGGCGATAGCGCTGCATGGCGGCTGCATCGCTGTAGTGATCACGAAAGGCAGGCGAATGCGTGAGCATCCACGTTGTTGCCTTCAAGTCATTGTTTTCAGCGGCTTCAGCAACTTTGCCAATCAGCCGCATACCGCCTGCAGCCCTACCTTCTTCAATAGCCGCAAGTAGGGCAAGCTCTTCCCGTGTCGGATTAGGGCCTCTGGCATTGTTGAGCCATATACGAATTGACTCAGTTGTCACGCCAGCAGCAGGCGCCAGATGCTCAAGAGGTGCGCCGAACTCCGCGAGGAAGCGCACCTTCTTGATCACATCATCGTTGAGTTTTCGATGAGTGCGAACTGGCTTCATTTACCGGACTTGAACAGGCATCACCAGATACAGGCTATCAACGTCAGTGGCGGAAGTGAATACCACAGGCGTCGTTGCCGTATTGGTCTTGATGCTCAGGGTATCACCACTGATGCCCTTGATGCCGTCGATCAGGTAGTGAACGTTCGCCGCC